CGGCACGAACCTGCACGCCCCTCTCAGGGCCAAGGCCACCACCAAGATATTTAGCCGTGAATCCAAGAGATTTCCAACCAACCGTACCAACTTGATTGATAGGATCTGCGGATCCTCCAGAACCTTGAGGTTTGACAAATGTCTGCATGTTTTTAGCATCCAAAGACACAACACCGTAGCATTCTTGACCTAACACGATGTTAGCATAAACAGTCGCACCAGCAAGAGTACCCGTTGTTGTTGATTGAATGTTCTGAGATTCAAGAACACGGCAACCGTACACTTTACCAATCTCACCATTGAAAGGACGTTCGGCAGATGGATCGATATATTTATTCAAATCAACCCAAGATCCGATGTTCGTGTCGTTCATCATGTCACCACCAGAGGTGACATGCACAACGGACACATAGTCATTTCCTGTATGAGGAGTAACGAGAGCTTTTTTCAATGTAACAACAGCTTTTAAGATTTCTTTAGCTGTCATAACATCGTTAACACCAGTTTGAGCCAACGAAGCTTTGTTGTTGGCAAATTGGTTAGGGAGGTTTGCTCCAAGTTCATTCAAAACAAGGGTATCAAGAGTCAATGCACCTTGTTTACCAAGTCTTTCAAGAGCTGAATTGACCACAGGATCAATTGCAGTTGCTTCCAAAAGGTCAGAAATTTTCACCCATCCACCATATTGCTGGACGTTTGAAGTTACGTTGAAAGTTGTCAACGACTCTTCAGTAGGAGGAACACCTTCTACAAGGGGAGTTGTTGCAGCATTTAAACGGACGTAAGAAAGCCATTTTACTTGCGTACCAAAACCTCTAGGCATTGGGGTTTTCAATCCCAATGGAACCATTTGAAGGGTTTGATCAAATACGGTTAAAAGCTTTTTAACATAATATAAGTATAGATTGGCAGCATTTGTGCTGGTTGTCATCGTTGACATAAATTACCTCTGGACAAATCCAAGTTGTTTTTCGAGTTGTTCTAAGGTCATGTCTTCCGGGCGTGTTACAGAGGCAGAAGCTGGAGTTGGGGACTCAAAAGCAGCCGAAGCCACTTCTCGTCTCCTATTTTCAGCCTCTTTCTGGCCTACCAATTTAGCCTTGGTCACTTTATCACCAACAGATTCGGCAACAGCTAGCTTATAGAGTAAATCTATCGCTTGCGGTGATGCCAACATTGATGGTTGAACCATGGATCCATAAGTTTGCGCCAATTCAATCATCTTAGGTTCAAGTTCTTTAAACCCAGGATAATTCTGCTCATCATTCATTGCATTTTTATAGAACAAATTAGCATTGGCCATGCTCAACTGTTGTTGAATCTTAGCCTCTGTCCTTTGAGTTCTATTATATACCGCTAATTGAGGATCGATTTCCCATTCATTTTTGAAGATTTCATCTTCTGAAGGGGCAGTTTGCTGGGATTGCCCAATTCTTGACTCAAGATCACGGATTTGCTGTCTTTGACGAGTGTACTCTGATTGCACTTCCTCGTAAGCCTTGACCACGTCTTCCTGCGTTTTAAACTTACCCAATATAAGAGGTTGTTCCTGTGGAGCCTCTACTTTTTGGGGCACTTCTTCCTTGGCTGGAGCCACTTCTTGAGGTTGTTCCTTAGGAGCCTCTTCTGTGGTTGTTCCGAGCACTGTAGGGTCTAAATTCATATCTCTCCTTTGGGGATTATCCTTGCGGGTCCCCTATGTGTTGCTTTGTTCTTCTTACCGCCTCTTCATAATCGAGAAAAGATTGCTCGATTATTAAAAGGAGGGACTCAAAAGCTAAAAGTTCTGATTGAATTCTAATGATCTTACTAAAATCTTTTTCAACTTTCAAGCTTATGGTTAATGATTTTACTTGACCTTCAATAAACTCATTTAAAATCTTCCATCCTTTTGTAGCGACAAGTTCTCTAAAAGCCTCTCCCTGTTGGAGGACTTTTAAAATTTGGTCTGTATCTTCTTTTAATTGAGCGTCTTCTACAGGGGAGCCTGTAATGTCATCGGTTTTATCGTCCGGAATTTCCTGCAACATCAAAGCCTCCCTTAATTAAACTTGTGATGATCTTGGTTTTATTATTTTGAGCGTCTCTTTCTTGTTTCATTCCACCCTTAATCGCTTCAACAGTTGCCAACGTCTTTGTTTTTTCATCATGAGCTTGAGCTTGAGCCGCCATCTGTTGTTGAGTTTGTTGTTGTTGGATTTGTTTCTGCACTTCCGGAGGATTAATATACGAAAGTGGGTTTTGGATTTGGAATTCTTGAAAGAAAGTTTTTGTTAAATTGTCAAAATTAATAGTACCAAGCCTTGTTCTTTCCACAAATTGCAAATAAGGGATTATAGCTTGAGAAAATTGAGCCTGTCTGGAAGATCTATTAAGCCTTTCAATAGCCCCAACACAAGTAAATTCCCAACAGTTATAGAAATCTTCAGCACTTAATATTTCAAATGGATTTGGGACATTTCCATGTATTTTATTCCATAATTCAGGGTCTAAAAACTGTCTGTTTAAGCATGCAAGTCGCTTTCCTAATTCTCTCATGACCATGTTTTCTATGATCTTAACCTTAAGACCAATACGACTATTCATGGTTCCTTCAATATAAGAAACCCCTTTAGCAGTATTGCCAAATGCCTCACCTAAATTACTTACCCCTTGAGAGGCATTTACCATGGCAGAAGCGTTTTGAATCTCATAGTCTATCTGTTGGATCTCTCTATAGGAGGAATTTGGGACCTCAGGGACGTCCATCATCCTTATGCCATTTACATCATTGGCCAAGATAATTCCTGATGTTCTAGAATAGAGGTTTCGAATGTTAATGCCAGAGTTTCTATCAACAATAAACATCCTGTTAACAGCTTGATTAGTTTGATCTAACCTGGCGTTTCTTAAAGCTGAAGCTTCTTTAAAAAGAGAATATAAAGGCTCTAACTCTCCAGTTCCATAAAACTCCCCTGGGACAGGTTGGTCAACACAACCAATAAAAGGCTTATAACCATAATCATAAGGGTTATCGTCTACACGAATGACTGTACGACCATTTGCGACAGTAATGACTTTTTCTTTAAACGTTCCATCTATTTCTTGAAACTGCCCCCAGTATTCCCAGACTTCAATCTTGCCTTTAAGCTTCTGCCCTGGCCATTGGTTAACAGCATAGGCTTTATAAGATTGAGGCCAATCAACGTTTGTCGCTGGGGCGTTAGACCAAGCATTATACCCATACTTATCAACACTCAACTTTAACTCATCTAAGTTAATGTAAATACCACCATTCTCAGTCTTTTCTAATTTCCTCAAATCCTCCATGGTACGGTAGACTCTATGCACACACCCTCTCATGGATTGAATATCACCAGGCTTAGTAGCACCCCAGTCTGAAAAGAAATCAATAATGTCTACGTTAGAAAAAATAGGCCCTTCGTATAAAGTAACAGGCTGCTCTACCTTCTTCATAACCTCAATACCATCAAGCATGGTTTTTTGTCTTGCTGGTAGGATTTTTTCATTCTTAGTCCAACCTAGCTTCGCAATACCAGTCCCGTAGATTAAAGTGTTTTTAACAAATGTTGTAAAGTCATCAAAGAACTTCATCCTATCTAACTGGTAAGTGAAGTGTTCAGTGATAGAGTCAGACATATCACTTAAAGCCTGCATCAATTCATAGTTTGATTCTTTTCTAGGATTGGCCTTTATGTAGGGAGCCTGACCCATGAATGCATCTATTATTTGAGGGGTGAAGGTTTCTATGATGGTCCAAGCGTAAGGTAATTTTAAATTTGCTCTTTGAAGTAAATTGGCTTTAGAAGAACGAGAGTTTAGATATTCTGAATACATCCTCATCCATACATATTCATACAATGTACGAAATTCTTTTGACTGCACCATGAAATTGGTGACGCAGTCCAACTCTCTAGTTAGGCTCATATAAATCTGACGGTACAACAAATCCTGTCTCATCGTCAATTTTTTGATTTAGTTCTTGCTCTTTTAACCAAAATTCTGACGCATCTGTTGTTGTCCCTAAGACTCTATCCATCTCCATAGCTAAGCATGCTGCGATAACTGAATCATCATAACATCCTGATATAGCTTCTCGACGAACAGTCCTTCCTGTTTGAGAAGATATCTGTATAAATGTGCTCATCTCATTTAAAAGATGGGATGATCTAATTTTAATCTCACCCGATCTACACTTAACAGCGAAGTTTTCCGTTAAGGGCATTTTAGTCGTACTTGTAGTGAGGAAGCCTAGTTTTTGAGTTGGTTTGTTTGTAATCTCATCAATGGCTTGTCGTTTGTAAATTTTATAAAAGTTTTTCTTAGTTAATGAACTAATAAACGAATGGCCATGATTGTTGGCTTCTGGGCAGATCCAAGCTTGTTGATAATATATAGAAGCTTTATAAGCCTCATCAGATAATAAATCTGGTGGGAGTTGAGCGACTAACTCAGCTACTTGATAGCCAGTGTTTCTATTCCAAACACTTATAACCCCTCTATCCTTACCAATCCCTTCACTGCAATCCACTCCAATCACATAGGATGCGGAAACATTAGGAACTTCCCATATTTTCCAAAAACCACTTTTAGTCTCTTTTAAACCATCTGATAGGTTGCCTATAAAGCTCGGCTCTTTAACAAAGGACTCTTGGTATTTCATGACAGAGGCTGAGAAGACTCTATTCTCTCCTGAGAGAAAACAGGCTACATCATCAACTGGGTAGTGGACTTCAAAGTTCTCTTCACTACCTTGAAAAGACTCTTGGATCTTCCAACGCCTCCAAGCTAATTGGTACTTTTTTAACCCATAAACTGTTACAAGCTCATCCTCTCTATCATCCAAGTTCATCTTAGCGTTAGAAGCGATAGTCTCCCATTTATCTATGTCTTCTGGATAATGTTTAAACCAAGGAAAGAAAAATCCTTTATACGGAGCTAAATTCCCATTTTTTTTCCATCCCTGCCAACTCTCATAGAAAAACCCCCCCCTACCGTTAGGGGTAGATTCTAGAGTCACCTCACCGTTCTCTGGGACACTCTGGATACTGTTACCAATTCGGTTGGCATCTATAAAAGCGGCTTCTGAGATATGAAGGCTTTTTAAAGTAAGCGATTGGAAGTCGTAGGAAACACTTACAGACCCACCACCGTCAAAAGATATCTTATGTGCAGAGTCTGAGGATTGCTCTCTGTTAAATAAATGCCCCCAATCCTTCTTAAACCACTCATTACAGTTTTTAACTATTTCAAAGATTAACTCAGTCCTCTCTCTTAAGTGGGACATGATACCAGTGTCCCAGTTGTCCCATAGGGCACGATCGTAATTATAAATGCACATTAAAGTTGTAAACCCAATCTGACGGCTTTTAAGTATAATGTCATGACCTGATCTAGTTGTTAGGAAATGAGATTGATCTTGGTTTGGACGGAAGAAGTTAAACTCACCACTTAATTTACCTTTAATCCTGTAAAGGTTTGTCACTCTCTCAAACCAACCAAGTTCCCGCATTTGCTTGACGAACTCAAGCTTAGCCTCCTGGTCACCTTCAGGGACTTTTTTTGTTACCGCATCTAAAGCTTGTATGAATTTACCAGAGAACACTTGGACGTTTTATCTTCTTCTTACAATAAAGACAAACTTGAAACTCTTTTCCATCTTCCCAGTGAGGGATTAGCTTCTCTTCTATGTGATGGCAACGGTCGCAATATAAAATAGTTTCTCCATTAATTGTTGGATCTTCCGGGATTCCCGGGGCTTCAGCTGCTTTTAAAGCTTCTCTTGCTATGGGAAGTTTATCTGGCTCACTTTGTTTGGGGGGTTCAACATAAGCCTCTACCATTTTACCCATATCGATAACTTTTGGAGAAACAAGAACAGCAACCACTTCACCATACCTAGTAATCTCAACAGGTAACTCATTTAAGTATCTATTCAGGCTCTTTCTAAACTCAGCTATTGATGGCATGTTGTACATAATTCCATATGTTGTACATGATGTAAATAGAAATGTTGTACATAATAGATAAAGTTGTACAAGATATCCTGTACATAATATCAATTGTTGTACATAATGTTGTACAAGATCTAAATCATAAAAATTATAAAAAATAAAAAAAAGAAGAACTATTATGCTAAAAAGTAAAATATGAAAAGTAGTATAACTATATGAAATTACTATTTAATATATTTATGCTATATATAGTATGTATGTAATATGTATATTATATGTATATGTTCTAAGAGATTACTTCGTAGTCTTTATTTCATCCCCCGTGCACACATGGAACTAAAGCGCCCCCCGGTGCGATATATGTGATAGAAAAAGCATGCTTTTTTCTGTTCTGAGAAATGAAAAAACCCGCATAAACACTATATAGAATGAATGTAGATTGATTATATAACTACTTTGCTACTGATCCCTTAGGAAGTAAGGATGTGATGTCTGCCGTGAGCGTGCGCGTCTCATGTTTCACCGGCGCAATCAACCCACCTATCTTTGCAATTTGCTCAACTGCTTTTAACTTCGTGCGATGCGTGTCCATGCGTTCAGACACTTTAACTGATTGATTTCCTTCATCATTTAAACAATCATCCCAAACCTTTTCAAACTGTTTATCATACCTTCCTTCTTTAATACTTTGTATAATAACAGACAAAACATTCTCATTATGTAAGTTCTGATAGTTGATACAGTGGGGTTGTTTAGCTGTGTACCCTGCTTCTCTTACGGCGTCGATAGTTGTTGCTCCTTCTAGTAGGGCTGTGACGTACTTAGCTTGTTTGCTTGTTAGTCTTCTCTTTCTGGGGCGGGGGAGTTTTCTCCAATTAGCGTTGGATTTCTTAGACTTAGGTTCTTCACTCTGGCTTTTAAGTGTGTCGTCTGTTTCTTTTTCAGGGGTTTTCATTTAGCCTATTTTAAAAAGAAAATTAAATTTTATCTATAAAAATAATTTATACACACTTTAACCTTATAAATCAATAAGTTAATTAAACTTTTTACACTTTTCATCACTCCCACTAATTTTATTACTTGATTATCTATATGACATGTGTCATAGTCCCTTACATGAACAATAAACAAAAGGAGAACAAAATGAGTAAAAAACTATTCCAATTATCATTAAATAATGAAGAGAAGTTTTGTTTTAATGCCAAAAGCTTAGAAGAAGCCGAAAACAAAAAGTTTTGTTGGTGTTATTACCATGGTTATGATTCGGATAAAGCAGCCTCTTTCAAAGTCCAAGAAGTACAATCCCCATTCTATCAAAATAATATCCATAACGAATGGGTGAAATAATGAAAAAATGGATAATTAAACATAGGAACAACTATTTCATACAGGGGATAATTAGATTTGGCGCCTTTCATGCATACAGAATCTTCTATTTTTGTGAAGAACATAGACGACCAAGAGGATAAAATTATGAAAATTATAACCATCATTACTCTCATCACCATTACCCTAGCCATCTCTTATCTAGCTGCGAGGTGTGTATGAAAATCTCTTATAATGGCCTAGAATTGACGATCTTTATCAAAGACGGCTTCATGTGTGGGGTTGATACTCAAAACACCTTATACGCCAATTCTGACTGTTTAACCGCTATTATGGAGTCATTAGGGGGTTCGAATGCTTCAATTTGATGAAAGACTCTTAAAAGAATACAAAAAAACTCAAATTATCCGTTGGGTTACTATCTTAACAATTACATTTTCAATCATCTTCATAGCCTATATATGCGCAAACTAGACTACATTATCGCCTTAGAAGAGATATCAAAGATAAGATCTTGGACTCAGCAAAACTTAGCCGATAAACTTGGTTGTCGTTTTGAAACCGTTAATCGTTGGATGACTGGGGCTTTCCTCCCTTCCAATCCCTATCTTAAAATAATTAAGTTTTTTATTCTACAAGAAACTAAGAAACTTATTGACGAAGGTTTACTTAGTGAGTAAACTCTGTATAGAAAGTGAGGTTATATGAAATGCAAAAAGCATCAGATTGATTTAGTCGATTTATTCTCAAACAACATCTTCTTATGTGAGAAGTGTTTTAGTGAATACCATACTAAATGCCCCTGTTGTAAAAGAGAATACGACGGCAAAACTCGCTACTGTCAACCCTGTATGGAAATCTATAACTCTGAGGTGAATACATGAATCCAGATCCAGAATTAAATGAATGGGCTAACGAATACGAACACTTACACAAAGACGACATAGAGGAGGAAGAGTGTACAACTTCACAAACAGAATAACGAACGTCTATATCATAAATTCCCACATATCTACCTCAAACGAACACGCTTACATTGATTGGTCTGCGGAGATTGAGCTTAGAACCTGGGGGATTAAAGACATCACAACAACGATTAAGAAGCTAAAGGTGTGCTGGGAAGAGGATGGTGAGGAGAAGTCAGTTGAGGTAGAAGGAGAGATTAAAACTTCCTGGAATAGTAAGCTCCCTCTCTACCCCTCCTCTGTAACATGGGACACTGATAAAAACGAGTTTATGGTTGAGTTCTAATATGAAAAAATACCGATTAAAAAAAGAAAGAGAGGGTTGGTTATCATGAAAATTAAAGCGATAGAAGATGACGGAACAGAAATTGAATTAATCCGATGCAATCATTGCCAAGGCGGAACTTGGTATACTGAATGTTGTAATGGCTCAACAGGTTGTGATTGTCGTGGCCAAGAAATTAACATGGGGCCTTGTCGAGTATGTGAAGGTTCTGGCTGGCGCCGCGAAGACGCAAACACAAGAGCCAATTGCGATATGATTCAAGGAATGTCTTATATTGGCAGTGGCCCGAGGTATTCATGAGCGCCTTTTACTGTCCAGAATGTGTGGAAGCTGAAACTGAAGACGTTTGCAGCTTTTGCGGAAGCCAGTGGACTGCAGACAGCCCTGATTACAATGGATGTTGTGCTAAAGATGAAGAACTTCAGCTTGCCAGGGAGGCAGCATGTCAATCAACTTAGAAACTATCCTAATCATGAAGAAAGATATTGGAGAAGAAAAAAGGAAGCACAGGCAAAACCATGACCCTAAAACTAACACACAAAGAAAGCGCAGGTGAAGTCGTGAAAAATAATTTATCTTTTTATTTGACTAAACCTATCTGATCGGTTATTGTTTTTTTCATGATCAACGAAGGACAAAACCAAGGAGACAAAATGACAACAAGATACGCATGGAAAGATAACTATATCGATCTTAATGAAAAAGGTAACACATACTTCGGCGATGAAGCTTCAAAGATAATGTTTATTACTTACAAGATCTTTAGTGAGCATAAGAAAGAAAAAAATCTAACTAATTGGGAACATATGATGACTCAATTCATTGTCCCCGCATTATTAAAGAAAACCGGCGTTACTGTTTTAAAGGGGGGTTTATGAAAAAACATTTAGAGCCATTCAACGCCGATATTACTCGTCATTTTGCAATCGCAAAACGCGCTTATGATTGCGGTATGACATTCGGCACGGAGCTCATGACTCATATCAGCAATGAATTAGCAGATTATGGAATTAAAATACAGGAAAGAGACTGTCTTAATATAATCGAAGAACTATTTAATAAGGGGACAAAATGAGAGACATCAATATACAGATTAACAAAGCAAGAATTTCTTCATTTCATGTTTATTTAAAAGACAATCTTCCAAGAGTATCAGCAACTATTGAATTGCTTACGATAGCAGGAATGAAAATAAGCGAGTATTCAATCGATTCAGAATCTTGGCAGGAAAGTAATAAGTTTGACCTACCCTCAAGCATCATCAATCCAATTCTTAAAATTACCGATGATCTTGAAAAAATAGTTGCCACGCATTGTCAATCCTCACAAAAATTAATCGCCGAGGTAATCAATGCAAACTAAATTACTAGAAATAAGAGACTCGGGAACGTTTATGCCTTTCCTGGCAATCAAGTTATCTTATGAGAATGAAGAAGAACGATGGTTATTACGCCGCGCAGGATTCTCACCCAACGGGATTAGTGGATATGAACATGATAGCGAAAAATATATCCTCTTTCACCCTCTTTGCACCGATCAAATAAACTACGATGTTTATAGTTGGAATAGAGGCGCTCGCACTGTTCCGCTCGCTCATAAATATGTCATAGATCATTGGAATGAATTAAAATCAGGTGACGTGATCGACGTTGAGTTTAATCTTGGAGAAACCAAAGAAAAGAAAATCTCAGAGAGGTTAGACAATGGATACTAAAACAAAAATAGAAGAAGTCGACGAATCATTAAAAAGTTTAAATAATGCTAATGAATCCATAACAAAGGAAATAGGTGACTTATGAGCGCATTCTATTGTCCAGAATGTAAAGAGTACAAGAATCCAGATACCG